TGTTCCTCTAACAAACTGTTCCATACCGCCAGCGTCATTGACGCCTTTTGGATAATACGGGTTTCCTTTATTGGACTTGTGTTTTGAGAAACGTATCGTACCATTCGGAAAAGTCTTGGTAGACATACAATAGAATATCAATTCTATGGCTATCTGTAGACTTAAACCAATCTGGTACGTTATCTCCTAGGACTACAAAGTTTGCTACTGCACGATAAACTTGTTTTATACCATTATCCATTTCATCTGAATAGTCTGAATAGTCATTTAGCTCAATCGCTGTTGCTTCTATTTTAGCTAGTTCACTGATATTAGGGCCGTGCATCTCAACATGTATCTTAATGTCTTGATCGCCTGCTTTGAACGTATAGTCCTTCTTAAACTTCTTAATAGCGCTACCAGCGATTATTTCATTCATCGCAGAAGAATCTCGTGCAAGTTTCTTGTTTTCCTCAACTTTATCAGCTTTGTCAGCAGCTATATCACGTTCATTTCTAGCTTCATCTATTTCCTTCTTAGCAGAAGCAAGCTGTTCCTTTAGCCATTCAATCTCCTTAGCAGCGCTATCTTTGTCAGCGTCAACTGGTTCCCGTCCTTGCTTTTTAGCAAGTATAGCTTCACGTTGTTTCTGTTCCTGCTTTAGTTTCTCCATATTAGCAGCTATTTGTTCTTTTGACATACTCATATAAATAGTTCCTCCATTCTTTTTCTATATAAAAAGCCTACCATAAAGGTAGACTAAAGGGTTATTTCAATAGCACTAGTGGTTCTTGTGGTAAAATATATCTTCAACAACTTTCTTTCCTTTTTCAGTAAAGGCAAGTTCTCGTTTAATGATTAGTTTTCCATCAGCTTTACGGACATGTTTTGTCATTACATAGGTGCCTAAACCAATATTGTCATAGTTTTTACCAAAAGTAAGGACGCCATAATTCCAATATACAACGTGTAGCTTTGTTAGTGTTGATATAATTCTCTGCTTACTCTTACCAATAATCTCTCCTAATTCGTCTAATGTGTATAATTTTTCAACTTGTTGTTTCTTTTTAATATTTAAATACATATCATATCTCCTAATTAATTTAATGATTATATAATAACTCAAATACTTAGTATTGTCAAGAATTTTATTAATAAAAAAGGAAGGCGCCTAAGCACCTTCCAATCTTTAACTTATCTATTCGTTGCGTTGTTGAAATAGCTGGTAGAATAACCACCATTTTGAAGGTTACTTGCAGTAAGGTAATAGAACCTAGCACTTTCACCTGTTATTTCGTTAGCACGGTAAGTTTCTTGATAGTCGTCAATTGAGCAACCACGATAAACAATAATAAGTTTACCAGTCGTGTTATCCTTAACAGCAATGTCAAGTACGTCTATCTTAAGAACGTCTTCACCTAGGGCAGCAACTTTAGTATTAGTAAAGTTGTTAGTTGTCATACGGTAACGTTCAACGGATACAGTACCAGTATACTTTAAGAATACGTGTTCACGAGGCATGATAGTACCCAATTCGTAGACACCTGTTGTACCGAAAGAACGATCACCGGTTAAGGACTGTGCACGTCCTAGAACGGCACTCTTAACCATGATGTAGATTCTGTTACCAGTTTCAACAGTTTGATTTTTAACAGTAGCCATTAATTATCCCTCCTATTATTTAGTTGTGTTATCTTCGCTGGTAGCAGAATAGTTAGAATACGTTCCTGATACAACGATATTCTTAATTTCCTGAGTAGGAGCGACAGCGAACTGAATATAAACAACCGTTCCTGAAATAGTAACCACAATGTCTGATTCACTAAAGTCAACGATCAGACCATCATCATTGTTCATTTCTGAATACAAGTAACTAGCAACGGTACTCTTAATATCATCTGCACTAGTTGAACGAATGTTGCTACCAATGTAGGTATCACGAAGAACAAACCGCAAGTTGTCGAATAAGAAGTCTGTTAGTTCGCCTAGATACAATGAGCCGTCAACGTGACTGCTACTTACTGTGTTAGTTGAGACGTCTTGAACGATATAGTAACCACCAGTTGCATTACGGTTTACTAGATGTTCAATACCAATAACACCGTTTTGGTTAAGTGTATTAAGGTCGTCACCAGAGAAGTTTTGGTCGAGGTCGACTAAAGCAAGTTTCTTATTAGTGATAGGAACAGCTACGCCTAGTGAACTTGATAATCCGCCTACATAAGCAGCCATAAGATAAGCAGGAACATGAACACTTTCTCCGCCCTCTTGAACGTGTCCTGATTGACCAACTAATCCAAATCTGCTATCGTTGATGTTAACTTGCCTTGATAGAATCTGTTCTAAAGGTTCCGCGAATCCGCCACCGACGAATGCGTGGTAGTTGTAACCGAGAACGTGCTGTTCATCAATGAAAGCTTGAAGTTCGGCATGAATGTTTTCTTCACTAGTTAATGGAATAATGTAGTAAACATTGTTTCCAATAGCACCGTTGAATTTGTCAGCCCAAGATACTGGAACGTCTCCAGTTGATCCACCAGTTAAGAATGCTGTATCAAAGTTAGCTGGGAATGACGCAGGAGCAGTCGTAACAGATGCCGTAGCACTTCCTGTACCAGCGCTTACTCCGTTAACAATAGGCTTGTTGTTTGAAGTCTGTGTGACAACAACATATGGGTCATACCCTAGCTTACTAATAGCATCGCCAATCTTAGCAGTTACAACAGCAGGCGCCGTTTTAACGTCCACTGGAGAAGTAACTTCGTCTAGATATGACGTATTAACCGATGGGCTACCAACGACAGACGCTGAGAAGTTAGGTGTCGCTGATATTGCTTGCATTAACTTAGCAATTGTGTCATACTTAGACATAGTTAAGTCAAAGGTAGCTACGTTGGTAAGCTTGTCAATTGAATCACCAGAACCTAATGTTAAAAGGATTGCTTTACCGTCTGTGTCATGGGATACTGTATATCCGGCGCTAGCACTTTTACCACTGTAAGTTATCGAGAACATTTGACCAATGTTAGTATAGGTTCTTTCATAGTTATCAGGCGAGTAATTTACGGTTATCCTAGGAACACCGAAAACGTCGTTGTCTAACGCTACTGATACTTGATTAGCGTTTGTTCCGAATATAGAGCTTGTGAATGTAAGTCCGTCTTTAACAAGGCTTGCTTGCTTAGCATTGTCTACTCTAAGAGCATAGACAGTACCACCATTTGTGACTGAGTTACCGGTTGGGTCAAAAGCTAATTTAATACCGTCAACCAAGTCGCCACTACCGAAAATCTTTGTAGCTTGCTGACTGGTTCTAATTTCATAAACTTTAGTTGGGTCTCCGTTAGTAGCAGAACCTAACATAAAGATATTCTTTGCGCTGTCACTAGCTGTGTTTGATAGTCTGCTATCATCAAAGTTAGTTTCAACGTGCGGTCTAGAATCATAGAAAAGTGGATATATACGCTTATATGATTCGGCCGATGTAATTGTAGTAGTCATTTTAATAAGGACTCCTTTTCTAATAATTTATTTTAAATATTTAGTTAATTCATCTAGATATTCTCGTTCATCCTTAACTATCAGCTTGTCTTTAGTACGCATTAGCGCAATAAATCCAGCAGCCTTAATACGGTTAAGATTTGGGAATCTTCCAGAATCCATGGCGGAATCAATAAATTTATCAACCCCGTAGTACTTATTACCTTTCTTAATTTCAGACATCTAACTTGCCCTCCGCTTCTACATCTGTAATTCTATCACCTGCATTTGTTTCAAGAACCTGTGTTGTCTTATAAGTTATGGTTAATCTCCTATAGAACAGTTGTTGACCAGTAACCGAATTACTTGCAGTATTAATCTCTTGAATAAGGTCGTTACCCTGAGTGCTGACGTTAGGCAAATAAATAGAGCTATTATCCTCTAACGTCTGACGAAGATATATCGTTATTGCTAATAATATATTTGATAAGCATCTTAGAGTATCCTGATTGTTTGACACAAAGTCAACAACACAAACTTCTTGAAGATTAATTCCATAACCCATAACATCCTTATGATTAATATTACCACCATCACGGTGCTTGCGGAAAACAGTATAGAAGACAGTTACAGGAACCTTATAGTCCTTATATAAATCCATATATGGAACAAATATCTTATTATCTTTAAATTTAAGATTATCTGAACCAGATATTTCCATTATGTTATCAACCGAATACACGTCGTTCTTCATCTGTATAAACGCAATAGGGTTATCACCACTATTATCAACCTGAACGTAGGATTTTTCTTTTATCTCGTTTCCCTCTGCATAGTCATATATTCCACTTTGTAGATTTCCTAGAGATGAGTTATCTCCGTCCTCTTGGCTACCTTCATACTGAACAAGTATAAAGGTTCCTTGTTCTTTATTAGACGGGAATGTAAATAGAACTGGAATTTCTTGTTTTGCAATCCCGTTGCTATCATAACCAAAAGTGTTTATGAACGGCTCTACTATATCGTCAGGAAGGTCAGATAAGATATTATCTTCTAGTGTTGATCTACTTGATAGGAACCCTTCTAGGATACTGATTATTTTATCTGAAACATAAGTATCAATTGTGTTTATAGCCAACTAATTCACCCCCGCTTGTTGTGACATTCTGTTTATACGTTCTTTTAGCACCATTGATAAGTATGGAGCTATTACTTTTGTATTACTATTTTGAGAAACGTCTTTTCTGCCAACAATCCATGAATTTGGATCTGACTTATCTGATACAGTTCTAAAGCTTATATAGCTAGCACGCTTCCCACTTTGTCCTTTTTGAAACCTAGTTATGTTAGCAGATTTCCATTTATATTGAAGTTCATTGATAGACTCATTAGGGTTATAACCTAGTTTTTCTTGAACTCTACCAATATCAGAAAACGAGCTAGTGGTTCCAAACTCTGTGTGACTTATGCGATCCCAGACAGAACGTCCATAAGCAGACCTTAACGCTGGTGTTCCATCTTGTATAGGTACGACTAGGTACCAGCCACCGTCTTTCTTGCGTTTCGCTTTAGGTGACCGTGAGAAAACCTCTTTCATATCTACAAACTTAACTCCGTTTGAAGCAGCAGTATCTGTCAATATCCTGTATGATATGTCTAAGGCAGTGTTAGACAAGTTGCTAACTTTAATAGAGTTGTCAGAGTCGGCTATTCTTTTTTTAAGATTGTTAACAAACGCTTGCTGAATTGGGCTCGTATCTAGGGCGTCT